CCTGATCTGTAGTTGTTCCATCAAAGGCAAAGGTAGCCAATGTAAAACTATTGGAAGAAACTCTAGTTAATTTTCTTGTTACAACATCAGGATGGCAAATAATCGCAACATCGCCTGCTTGTACTAATCTTATTTTAGGGAATTGTGCTGTATTCCAAGGAGCACTGATATTACTTTGGGCTACTGTGCCATCTTCATAAAAGATATCAAGACGTCCATTACTGAATGCCATGATATAGGCTTGAGTTTCTGAAAAAACAAACGGAAATAATTTTGCATTCCCAACTATAGTCTGGTGATAAATAGTTCCTGGTTTAGTGCGGACACCTCCATGCAGTCGTGGCATAAAATTAATAAGAGAACCGAGCGCGGCGGAATACGCCCCCACATCTGTTCGATGCTGCATTTCCGAATCAATTTCGCCAGCAGCAAAATTAGTTTGAAGTAAGTCCGAACTACGGAAGGCAGCCACTAAAATGCCCTCTTGCTATCCACAAACCTCTTAGGATGGATTCGATTAGGTTGATCCTGTGTTGAATCCATATGCTTACTTTCCACTAGTTTATTTCTAGCTTGGCCTGCCCAATGTTGAGCAAGTTCCCCATTATGTGCAACAGCAGCAGCAAAGACAGATCCCAATCGATATTGCAATGTAGTAATAAACCAAGGAGGAAATAAAGTTTCAACTACTCTTGCTATGTAATCCAAATAGTATCCTGTATCAGAATGAGTGTGTATCTCATTTCCAAATACTTCAAACTCTTTAATGACCGTAGTAGTTCCTTTGTGAATCGAATACGGTTTTATGCAGTCTGAAGGGAGAGGATAAGCTGCTTTATGAATTGAATCGGGAGCAGTAGCTAACTGAGTGAGAGGTGCCGTTTTCATGGCAAATCTCCAAGGATGCTCCGATAGTAAAGTTTTAAGTTCTGTTTCGTATAGTGCATCTGCCGCCCGAGCTTCATTAGAATCTTCGGTAAAAGAACTAATAGAGTTAGCTCCTACAAGAGTCAGGGCAGTAGAGGCAATTTCTTCTTTTGAAGTTGGCATGTTGGGATAATCTCCTGACGATGCCTGCTATAGCACCGCACCAAAGGATAACAAAATGATCAATCTACATGATTTGACTAATAACATTATTAAGTCAATCGAGGAAGGTGTCGAGAGCAATAATTGGACAAAGCCTTGGCGTGTCATAGGTGGGGATCGCCCAGTTAATGCTCAAACCGGGAAGTTCTACAAAGGCATGAACATTCTCATTCTTGGTTTTGCAGGAGATAGAAAGGGCTATTCTTCTCCGTATTGGGCTGGTTTACGCCAGTGGAATCGGATTGGGGCAAGAGTCAAAAAATACGAGAAACATACCAAAATCATATTCGGCGAAATGAAAACCAGCGAGAAAGAAGTTGATGGGGAAACTCAGGAGTATAGCTTCTTTATGAGGAAAACCTTGCGTGTATTCAATGCCGATCAAATTCTAGGTTGGAAACCACCAGAAGTAGAAGAACTGGAAATCACTGATGATATGTACATCACTGTTTGTGAGGAATTTGCAGAAAATACCCAGATTACAACCAAATGGGTTGGCCAGAGAGCCTGCTTCATCCCGAGCATCAATGAAGTACACTTGCCACCAAGAGAACTATTCCTTAGCACAAAAGATGGAACGGCGGCTTATAATGTCTATTCGACTTGGTTCCATGAGTTCGGTCATGCTACAGGACATGAAAGTAGATTAAACCGTAAATTCGGGAAGAAGTTCGGTGATACTCAATATGCTATAGAAGAACTAGTGGCGGAGCTCACCTCCGCATTTCTCTGTGCTCAGTTTGGAATAGCCGATAGAACAGAGCCACGGCAGGATCATTTAAAGTACCTGAATAGTTGGGTCAAAATGATGAAAGATCAACCTGCTATTTTATTGGCATGTGCAAGCCAAGCACAGAAAGCAGTGGACTATTTAAATGAAACATCACAAGAGAAGTCGAGACAAGAGGCCGCATAGTATTTGTTGTATTTGTAAAATACCGGGGTTAGTGGGTCCAGAAGTTATTGCTACCGGAAGTGGCAAATGGGTTCATTCCGGAGAATGCCATGACGAACTTATAAAAAATGGGGTCAGTTCTGCCGAAGCCACGACGAAGAGAACTGACCCCACTTGATCCGCAGGAAGGAGGCTTAGAAAGCTACGGATCTAGGCGAAAGCCGCAATTACGACTGCACCACCAGCAGTACCAAACGAGGCATTGCTTTGGCAAATGTATCCTTGGCCAGCCTGAGTGCCATCCATATCCGCAGATACGAGGATAATATCACCAGCGTTTATACGATCTGATGCGTTGTTGAAATAGTTAGATCCGACAACGACACTTAATGCGTCGTTTGTTACATAATGCCAGATCCGCTTAGGTGCTGTACCGACCGCGAGCGCAGAGCCGGGAGCTACCGAGGTTAGAGCTGTTGTATCAAGAGCCATGTGATTACTCCGTACATTCTACTTCGAATACGCCAGCATCATCGATGCGTACAGCGTTAGCCGAAAGTCTGATTTGGGAGAAATACTCGCCACGCTCTGCAACCCAATCGAAATTGGTTCTCATATCAACGGCTGCGGCAGAACCCATCGATGGGGTATGCCATGCAACTGTTTGACGAGAGCTATTCGATCCGCCGGTTGGCAGGTTGGTATACAGCATGAAGAAGAAACCAAGCCAACGCTTCGCGGTTATTCCAGTAACCCAAGGTAGGCTATCCGGGCCGATGAAGTCTTGGTTAGCAAATTCCGAAATATCCAGAAGGTTATTCCATTGGCTAGGAGCGATAAGCCATACCCTCTGTCCATCATTCGGTATATTGCCTTGGTTAAAGTTCTTGAAGGTGGTTTGTACCTTCGCTTTTGTAAGGCCACCACTACCATGAACGGTAGTCTGACCAGATGGTAAACTGGCAAGAGTAGCATCAGTAATGAAATCATCATGCTGCCGTCCTGCCGCCATAGCAAGAGCGAGTGCCGCTGCTTGCCGTTCGTCGAGGTTCGTCTTGAGTTCATCAAGGTCATTAATGTACTCACCACCATATCTGTCGATGAGAGTAACAGTCACAACCGTATGGTCCGCATTCATAACAGGAACTAAACCATGTCGGTCTTTTACACCGAGAGAGCCTGTTCCATACTTATTAAAGCGAACCTCATCACCCTGGACGCCCGACTTTTGCCGAGTGAAGCCACGCAGGTTTGATCCTGCGCGTTGATAAGCGTGCTTCACATCGGTATCAAACATGGTAATGAACCATGTTGGAATACTTGTCGACATGAGTCGTCTCCATCAAAAGGTTAAAGGGATAACTTACGGTTGTTCCCAGATCACTCGATGGTAGTTATTCCGTTAGGGCTACTTAAAAGTGGTGGGGCCGCGTGCTATAATAATTCATATAACAGGAAATACAGTCACTGCACCACTATCTTTTTTGTAATTGTTCTTCAGGATCAGGTTTTAGCTGTTTCCAGTCATTCATTACTTCCTGCACAAATGAAGGTTCTCGCTTATAAGGATCAGCATAACGAGGATCTTTCATTTTCTGTTCTATCTGTTCTTGAGTAAGTGGTCCCTTCGGGGCAGAGGTTTGACCTACACCACCTTGCTGAAAATCTTTTGTCATACCAATTACATTCTCCAAAAGGGTTATACCATCAGTACTGCCCAATAGTGGGCCAAAGTGTTGAAGCGCATTTTCTCCAAGGCGTCCACTCACCCAGGTGTGAACCGCATCAAAACGTTCCTGTCCATTTTGCCCAAGTCCTTCTACAACTTTATCTGTATCTGGAGAATCGTGCATTACATTATCGATAAACGCTGCTATACCCTGCTCAAATTCCGTTTGGCTCAGCCCGTTCTTATGAGCAGTATCCCGCCAGAATTTCATCATTGGATTTTCTTCGTCTACACTAAAACTAGCATCTTCAGGTAAAAATCCTTCAGGTGGTTGTGCATTATAATCGGAAGGAGCTTCTGGACGTTGCTTTAAGCGTTCCTCGTGAAAACTACGTTCTACATCCGTACGCAGTGTTTCTGTCTTAGTGTTATACGCTTGCTCTAAAGCAGAATATGCTTTTAAGGCATCTTCTGTTTTTACTTCTCTTTCTTTTGCATCCCAGAATTTTTCTGGTACATATTCAGGTTTTTCATTAAATGGTTTCGGATCAGAGTCACGAATTTCTGGTGCATGTTCTCCTACAGGCTCTGCTCCAGGTTTTACAAAAGGATTAATAGCTGGCGCTTCTGGCGCCGGAGCAGGAGTGGAACTTTCTGTTTCTATTGCAGTATCACTCATTCTGGTTCCTTCAGTCTTTCTTGAATTACAAAGACTATGGCTTTAGCCCCTTCCTGCATCCATAAATGTTTTTCTGTGTGAGTTTCAGGGTCAAGGACTGTGTTAAAAGTTACATTCCGTAAATAGGTCATTACCATATCGCCATCACTACCGGAAAGGCAAGATCGGATTGCTAGATTAATTTTTGATTCTTCATCTTTACTGCCCGAACGAAAACGAGTTGGTATTAAAGAATTTTTTGCTATTACTGCCTCCTATGTATCTTCATCCGTTCCCTTTAATACATCTGCTAAAGTTTCCGGAGAAATACCAACGACATATT